CTTCGTTTGCGGCAAGTCTGTCTATATTGGGCTTAACTTGTAATGCGTAACTCATCAATGCATCAATCTTCACTAAGTCGTTATTCATTGTTTGCACTCTGTTATCTAACGCACCGATGATGTTTTTAAGCCCATGCACACCGCCTGTAACACCTGCTAAGATAAACTTAACAGTTAGGAATACAAAGTATCCTGCGGCTCCTGCACCTGCTATTGGGAATCCGACTTCTGAAATAATTGCTAAAAAATCCATACGTTTTTTGTAGGTGATAATATACGTATTTATTGCCAAACTGATTATTTTGGTTGTTGGTTTTGTTCTATGTTAAGAAATTTTAGTCGTAAAAAAACCCACCTTTCAGTGGGTTTCTTAAGTGGTTGTGTACTATGTTAATGTCGACACGCCCATAACTAATACAATAATAAGAGCAACTGCAATATACTGTCTTTCTTTATCACTTGTTTCTTCGTTTTGTTTTGAGGGAGTAATATCACCGACACTACTGTTGTTTTTATCTAACTTAGCATACACATTATCTCTGTTTGTTTTTGCTATATCACTATCACCTGTCTTATTGACTTCATTAACAGGCTGTGTTTTGTTATTAAATACAACAATAATTACACCAACAAGCAATACCTTAATCATTGCCATACTGCCAACTATTTGGTGCATCACTGTCTTTGCAGTAAGTCCAATTTGCCAACTGTCAAAAGCAAAATAAATTACCATAATTGCTAAAATTAAATTAATTAATAGTTTCATGTTTTACCAAGTATTGCTAATAATGAAATAAGCAATTGCAATAACAATCGCAATAACGATATATTGTTCTGTTTTTGTCTTTAACTGATTAATTTTTAAACCGACAGTATCTTCAACTTCGACAAACCCAGCATCTTTTAATTGAACAATTTGTTTTTTGTCGTTATACGATACCTTTTCCCACACATACAATAATCCAATAACTAATAATAAAAGCACAACTCCGACTCCTGCCGTCTGTGACATAATTTTAGATACCATAAGGAGTACAATTACAGCGACAATTGGAAATCCTAAGAAATTACCAATATGAAATGTTTTTAGAACTCTTTTAGTTTCGTTTGTTTCTTTGTTTTGCATAATAACCATGTTACATATCCTTTTTGTTGTTTTGTTAAGTGTATTATACTACCAAACAACCTAGGATGCAACCTTTTTCTTTATTTCGGTTAAACTTTGAGTTTACAGTTGTCGCCGTGCCATCTTGAATTGGTTACTTAACTGTCATAAGTGAAAACTATATTACCACAATCCCATATTCTATCAAACCCATTGATAACCATGTTTTCATATTCACTAAAATCTTCATTGAATATTTGTAGTTTATCTTTGAGTTTATGTTTTTGGTATTGGACTCGTGAATGTAATTCACCATTGACTACATACTTGTACCCAGGTGCGGTGGTGTTATGATAGGTGAGACCAACTGCTTTATAACCCTTGCCATTTGAATATGTTCTATCTGCGTACGTAATGAATGGCACATCAACACTCGCTAATAATTTGCTAAACCCACCCACGACTGTGGTGTTCATTGAACTAGCCATACGAATAAGTTCGTACTGATATTTTTTATTATATCTACTCTTACCTATTATCAATGCTTGAACTAATTCATCACCGCAATATAACCCAAGTTTAATTGAACCACCTCTAAATCCTTGTAAGTGATTATTATTAAAGAATTTCTTTGCTTCTTGTAGTGGTACTTCTCTTAATGCACATTTCCTAGCATACACACGATTGTTCAAATGTAGTTTATTTTTGATAATACTTTGCCATATAACTCGTTTATCATCGTTCTCCCATTCATTACTTGGTATATGTAATAACTGAACGTCCTTGTGTTCGCAATCAATCGTTTTTTGTACATGATATGTCTTCCCACGATTCTGCTGTTCGGTATGCCAATATATACCATTAAATTCTATTGCTAAATTATAATCAGGTAAGAATATATCAATTTCGTGTTTTTTTAATAGCGTTCTATCGCTAATTTTTATATTAGCAATACCCAATGACTTAATGTATTGTACTATTTGATATTCACCCTTTGAACGTGGTAATTTAATACCAAACCGTTTTAATTGATTTACAAGGATAGTTTCAGTAATGCACATTTTATTCGCCAAGTCAGTAATACCAAACCACATGACTGCCTTCTCTAGAAATTTTGAATTTTGATATCGTCTTCTATTATTTTCATCAGGAATTTTATTTTCTAATTGAGTTTTTAGACTTTTCTCCAACAACCCTTTATCTTGGAATGAAAATTCTACACCTCTACGTTCAAGGTTAGTTTTAACCATCTTTGCAATAACTTTGGGGTTTTTTGAAGGATGTGTAGTGTGCCACCGAGACAACGACGATGCTATCGACTTTGCCCGTACCGCATCGTACATTTTTCCATTATTTTTACCATACAAACTCAACCATCTATCCTTCGACTTTGTTGCAATTGTATCATTCTGCATTGCATTAGCAACACCGTATTTTTCTATACATGTAGATTGCATCTTGGATAATGTCTTTGTTACATTAGTACAGTCTTTATAAAATTTCTTATGTTGTGACAGTGCATATTCAGTTTGTGCGTTATTGGTTACACCGTACTTTTTTAAAGTAGTTTCAGTTCGCTTAGAGTTTATCTCATCGATACGCTCATCACTGTATTGTTGTTTTGTTTCAGAAACCTTGGATGATACTGATTTTAGTGCACATTCACATTTATTTGCCCTTCCACAAAATGCATATCCTTTATTAAACGATACGAATTTCTTATGGTTTCCATTTACACAAACGTCACTTATAGAATATACTGCACTATATATTTGCTCAGCGTACGATGATGCATCATTCATTGATGTGTTTGTGGTTACCCATGCGTGTAATTCTGAATCTTTTTTAATAATCCTAGAAAAATGCCTAGGATTCTCGGTGATTATTTGTAATATTTTATCTATCATAGTTTGACCATTATACATTAGAACCAGTGGTTTAATGTTATTTATCAAATGTACGAATTTTAGACACAAAAAAGCACCCCGAAGGGTGCTTTTTCTTAGTTAGTAACTAACTTTCTGGATTAAGAGAAAGACAAGTTAGAAACTGCAACTTCACCTAAGTAGTCGCCTGCATTACCAAATGATGATGCAGTATTCGTCAATTCGACGTAGCCGTAACGAGTCATAAATGAAACAACAGGCTCAAACGTACTAGGGTCTAGTACTGTACCTGAAGACATTAATGGGATGTACGGGCAGTAGAATGAAGGTGCATCAGATTCACTAGCGCCTTTATAACCTACAAGTACTGCTGTACTGTCTGCTGCGTATGAATCAACATATACTTTCATTGCACTGTTCAATGTACCAACAAACTTAGTATTTGTAGGTGCTTCAAAAGCGCCTTCTGTAGTACGGGCAAATGCTGACGTAGTTGCAGATTGTAAGATTGTAAGTGATTGAGGACTAGTTACAGCCCAGTTACCAGCGCCACGACGTGTGCGTTGTGCGATTAAGTTAGCAGTTCTGTTAATTAAAACAGCAAGTGCCGCGTGCTCATCACCAACGAAAGTAGCAGTACCAGATACCGCTGCTTGGTCGAATGTAAACTCAGTGTTTGCAAGTGAACGTAAAGATTGTAAAATCTCTTGGTCAATTTCTGAAGTGATTTCTTGTGCTAATGCAGCCATAATCTCTGCTTCAACATCAATACCGTGCATTGAATTAGCATCTTGTGCTGCTTCGAATGTCCAACGTGCTTGTAACTTACGCGTCTTCGCTTCAACTGCTTGCTTCAATAACTGAACACTAATGTTACGTCCGCCTTGTCCTTCCAATGCCGATGTAGACGCGCCTGTGTAAGCCGCTTGTGTAGCACCTGTACCAGCAGAGTATGCTGTAGCAATCTTGAACGGGCTTAACGCTTCGTCACCTGCTGTAGTATCAGTGTTTGTAGCACTAGTATCATTCATTGTAGTACCGTAACGTACACGCAATGTATGAATTTGACTAACAGGACCAGACATTGGCTGTACACCAACTAAGTCGTTAGCAATTACCGTAGGCATAACACGTCGGATTACTGGTAAGATTACACGGTTAAGTGTAGCAACGTTACCCGATGCTGTAGCACCAACTGATGCAGATTCTGCTAAGTGGTTACGAGTGTTCTCTAAGATTACGCTCATAGTTGTTCTTTTTGTACCTTGTAGACCTTCTAGCAAGGCGTCTTTGGTTTCTGTCCAACGACTTTCGATTAATTGTTCTGACATTTTTTTCTCCTAAAAATCAGTTAATTAAAGACCTGCTAAACGCTTAATGTCAACAATGTTGTCGACGCTTTCGCACAGTTCTTTTGTTTCTTTATTACCAGTGATTGCTTTTTTGCTCTCAGTTAACGCTTTCTTTCTTTTTACATCTGAACCTACAGATTTATTAGAAAGAACGGCTGGTAAATACTTTTCAAATGTATGTTGCAATCTTGAAGTTTGAACGTTTTCAAGTAAATTTTGCATGACAGTTGCTTTGTCTTCTTGTAGAGGACTTAACAGTTCATCCATAGTCTTAGCACGTACATTAGACTCTTTAATTGTTTTAACTTCAGCATTCTTTGATTCAACAAGCACTTTTGCTTTCTTGATTGTTTCTTTGGCTTCTTCTAACTTACTATCACGTGCAGTAATCTTAGCATTCAATTTACGAATAACAGCATTCTCATTTAAATGAGTACCTGTAAATTCAGTTGAAAAGGCTTCAAAAATACGACGTCCGAAGTTGTTCTCACGAGCAACCTTAACATCTTCATGTAATTGTGATAATTCAGTGTTTAGACGCTTGGTAATAACACTTCCAACTTTCTTTGCATTCTCTTTAACGAACTTCGTTTTAAGAGCATTAAGTTTAGTTTTTGCTTCTGCTACAAGTTTGACTTTAGTTTCAATAACTTCTTTCTTATCTTGTGCAAATTCGTTAATCTCTCTTGCAAGAGCCTTAACTACAAAATTTTCTAACTTAACCATGCCTTCAGTTTGGAGTTGTCTATCATTTCTTAAATCGTTAATTTCTTCACTTAACTTAGTAACCATAAATTTATTAAATTTATTAGAATTTTCAGTCATCTTAGTGTTGAACTTAACACGGTCTTCGGCAAGTTGTTCTTTCTCAGCAACAACTTCCTGAATTTCCACTTCAAGACTTTCGGATACCATGCGGTCTAGTGCTTCTACCATTGTTTGTTTGTCGTGCTCGTAACGTTGAGCGAATTCTTCGCGCAACTCAGTGCGTACTTCTTCACGAGTCTCAGTCAGTTTTGCATCCCATTCTTCTTGGATTGCAATACGTGTGTCTTCGTTGATAAGTTCACTGTCAAGCAAGGGTTTCATTGCATCTAGCATCAATATCTCCTATAATTTGAGGTCTTTAATAAGTTGCAAAATGCCACTTTTCAAAAACCTCTGTGCTGTGATACTTTCTCTAGCATCAGAAGCCATTTCGAGCAACTTAGAACCACCTTCCATATTCAACAAACCTTCATAGATGGCTGTTGGATAAGCGTCAGGTGCACTAGGTTGTGCTACTACGTCAACTGTTACTATTTCAAAATCACTTACATGCCCGTTGCTTTCGTTAACGTTTCCGCTACCTCGGCTAGAGACACCTAACTTTACGCCTGCTCCTAACATGGTCTCAACTAGTGTTCCCATTGGAGTAGGTAATATTTTTAATTTACCATAACCGTTTGCACCTTCCATCCACATGTCTGTGATAACGTGACTTACACGGTCTAAGTTAATTTTTAAATCATCTGGGTGATCTAACTCACCTAAAACAGAATACCCACCGCCGATTTGTTCTTTTAATGTCTTAACTGCTGAGTTAATTTCATTAACTGGGTAGATACGCTGATTAGCATTCTTTACATCGCCTTGGATGCAAAGTCCTTTCATGTACAAATCCTTACCATCTTCACCACTACGCTCAAGCATTACTTGAGCCGCGTCGAATGATAAATTTTCTTGTAAGAAAGACACTTAATTACTCGCCTTTTTTAGGAGCGGGTGCTTTAGTTAATTTTGCTCCACCTTCTGGACCATCAACACCTAAGTCTTTTGCTTTTGGTGCAGGGCGTCCCTTTTCGGTTGCTGTACTAGTTTGAACAGGTCTTGCATCTGTTTTAGATTTCTTACCTGCATCATTTGCATTAGCACTTGTTGTATTAACACTGCCTTCTTCTGATGTAACTGGTTTAGGTGCATTTACTAATTTAGCATCTTCTTCTAACTCTTCTTTGTCTTCGTCTACTTCACAACCTTCTTCAAACGATAATTCTTCTTCAGCATCTAAACCACCAAAGTCTTCGTCGTCTGTGTCTACTTCAAAATCCATTTCAGCGTCATCTTCATCAGATACACCAACTGTATCGTCACCAATAAGGTCGTCGAACTCAGCCATCAACTCGTCAAGTTTGTCTTCTAAATCAACAACACGGTCTTCGATTTCAGCGTGGTCATCTTCATTCTCTTCGGCGTCTACTTCACCACCAAAATCCATTTCAGTTTCTTCTGCATCGTCTGCAAAATCAACACCTTCTTCATCAGCAGATACATCATCAATGAAATCATCAACAGTATCACCACCGATATCGTCTTGCATTAAACCTTCGTAAATTTCACGTGATTTACCTACAACAATATCATGGAAAAGGTCAGATGCCTTCTGGTCTTCGTCATTAATGACGTATTCAATTAGTTTCTCAAATTTGTTACTCATGGTTTAACTCCAAAAATTAAAAATATTCATATTCGTGTGTGTATTTAGACCATGTGATAAAAAAGACACCGTAATAGTGCCTTTTTTAAGATTTTTATGTATTTTTATGGGTATTAAAGGATTTGTGTTCTAAAAACCACCACCCATTGCTTCTTCCGCAGGTGCAGAATACATGTTTTTAATCTTTTTGAGTTTTTCTTCATTCTCAATATTACGTATGTCGTTCATCTGACGCAACTTATTAATCTGTTTTAAAGTAAGACGAGTCTTGCGCAAATCATCTTTGGTAATCTGTGAGTTATCGTCTTCTAAATCTTGGTAACCAGGAAGCGCTTTATTAAATAGTTCGTATAATATCATGCACTTATTTATGTTAATCCACCAACATCACCACCAGGCATTGGCGCTTCA